TTATCATGGAAGCCCTTCTAGCCTTAGTTCCTAACGACCATCCTGTAAGAGAGAAATTGATTCAGCATCTTTCCTATCGTAATGGGTAAGTTGTTTATACCGAGAGGAAGAGCTACTGCGAGTGAGCAGTAGCTTTTGTGTTTATGGGGGTATCGCGAGTATTTTATATTTTACGAGTTGAAGGTTGAGGCAGTGGTAAGCATGTGAACGGCTTTTAACGGTCAGATTGACCCTATTGCTGTGTGCTTCGCTACACAGCTTATGCGGTATCGGGGTAAACTTGCCAGTCCAAGTAAAATTTTCTTCCTATCTCGTCAAGGGGTATAAAGAGTTAATACCTAGTGAGCAACTGGAGTCCTTTTGTTATTCACTAGGTATTATCTAGGTAATCGCTAGGAGGGGGTATATCGTGCTAACCTTGACTGCACCCATCGACCGAGTTGAAAAATTCCTTTATAACAGTTCTAAGTATCTTTCTGTTGAGCGTGTGAAAAATTTTGAAGGTAATATCTATGGTGGTGACACCTTATTAACGGTAACTCACCGGAATAAGGATTTAGACAACTCAATGGTGAGATCCGAATTTCACTTTGATAAGAAAGGTCGCCTTCGTTTAGTGAGGTCTAAAGCCACGATAAGAGGTAAAGAGTATGTTTGCGAGACTCCGTTAGATTTGAGTTGGACTCAACGGTTAGCTGATAAGTTGTCGGGGGTATTGAAGAGGTAAGGGGGATAATTCATTTGGAAGGTGTAGCAAACCGTGTTTTACTCACTGTTGAAAAATTATTCTCTAGTCCGAGTTTCAATAAAGAGTTGGAAGAGTTAATTCAGTTGCACTTGAAGACACTCCATAAGGAGGGGTATCGGGATGAAGATTAACTGGTGGAAGGTGTTAGTTTTAGTTTGTGTTAGTTTTACTTTGTTTTGTGTTTCTGTTTCTCTTGTACTTCAGTTATTATCGGGAAGTTAGGGAGAAGGTGCAGTATATTGAGAATAAAGGGTGGGAGCACTTCAATACGGAGTATGGTTCGTTTATAGATTATTTGCAGAAGAAAAACGAGGAGTTGTTGAATAGGGGAAAGTAAGTTTTATTAAATTTTAGGAGTTAAAATATTAGCCTTGAATCTTTAATGGTTCAAGGTATTTTTATTGGTAAATTTCTAAGTCGGTTTAGACGTAGTGTCGCCCACCAAGGGAGGGGGTAAAAATTTCTTTTGGATATTTTCAAAAAAGTTTTTGAGAAGAAACAAAATCTTAGATATTTTTTAACAATTTTGTGACCTAGAATTATATTGGGTGCAAGCTCGGTAGGGATGTTATCCCATATAAAAATCTTCGGGGAGGAAGATTGTTATGGTAAATCCAGTGGAACTGCAAGCGCAAGGGGTAAAAATGGCTTTCGGTGTTTTAAGAGATCAGATTAGGAAGGCTCAAGCCCTTGCGGATCAAAGTAAAGCGAAGTTAGCCGAGTTGAAGATGTTGGTTGAAGAGCAACAAGAGATTATTAGACGTGCAGAGGAATTGGAAGAGATGGATAGGTTGGCTGTTGAGCGTACTAAATGGCTTGCAGAAGATAGGCAATTTGAGGAGACTTTGAAGACGTTCGCTAACTTGCACTTGAACACGGTTGAGGATGTAAAGAAGTTGAACGGTATGGTTATCGAAGTTGAAGGTCAGGAGATGATTATCTATGTTAGACCAAGAAAATCCTACTAAGACCGCTTTAATGTTGATTAAAGACGACTTGCTCGAAACTCTCTATCACCTTGGGTTCGAGCAAGTCGAACCCAATGTTTTTCTTAGGTCAGAAGAGGTTTATGGTTCTATTAAGTTTAGTGTCTCCGATGATGGTAACTCTATCGTTGCAACAATGTACTGGTCAGATGGGTATTCGCAACGTATAAAGACGTATCCGTTCTTCACTAGCAACAATCCGTCCCGGAGGGGGTAAAGATGTCTTTAACGAATAAACCATCTAAACCCGAAACACACTTCCCTACGGTTGAGACGTACTCATCTAGAGGCGATTTCAAACGTGGGGATACAGTGAAACTGTATAAAGAGGGTTCTTCTATCAAGTACCCTCATCTCCTTCTAGAGTGCGATAAGTTGGAACTGTTTAGAGTTGAAGCCCTTAGGGGTATTCTTGGTAAAAGGTCTTTACTTATGGATGACTCTCATTACACTGTGTACATTTCGATGGACTCTCAACTTGTTGAAATTGGTGTACTTCCTGTTGAAAGGTTAAAGTTTATTTTATCTAGTAGAGTGTTCGATGTATTTCGTAAGAGTGTGGCTAGATGGGAAGGAGACAAGATTGAAGGCGATATGTTGTATGCTCTTTGTTTAATTTCGTCACGTTAATGAGAGTTTATAAACTTATAAGAGGTGATTATAATGTTAGGTTTAATGCAAACTTTTTTAACTGGAACTGCAAGCTTGGAGAAGATTAAGCAGTTACATCGAATGGGTTTGTTGGTGGATGGTATGCTGGATAACTATTTCAGGAGTTTAGGTCTTACGGACAATAAAAAGCGTATCGAGTTGGCAAAGATGGATTTCGATAAGCAAGCGGTTCTTGGTGGTCGTTTCTTTTTAACTCGTAAGGGTGATGAGTGGGTTGTTGTGGATATGTTCAATCCGCATCGCCATGAAAAGCATGGTATCGAGTTCAGGGGTAACTGCTTCTTGGTTGATACTAATCTCTATGATATGGAAGTCACTGAGGATGAGGAAAATATTTTGGTCACGGATTTGGACACTGGTAAAGAGAAGTACCTTATCGTAAATGGACTGTTGAATTTCGAAGGTATTAAGCATAAAGGGGTTGCAAACTACACTTACCAGTCGTCTAGACCAGAGGAAAATTTTATTGGTTACCCTGCTTTGCGTTTTAACAATAGTTATGCCGATTCCCTTCGTGTCCATTGGATTATCTATATGATGAATTGGGGTATCGAGATTGCTTGTTATTGTGTTGGTAGTAAAGTGTCGGGTCGTAAGTACGATATTCACCACAAGGTTCCATTCTCTATCTCTTTCGACAGTTCCCCCTCAAACCTTGTTTGCATGCGTACTGAAGATCATGAAGAGTTGCATGGTATCGTCAGGGGGTATTGATTCTTCTGATACCGAAAGGAGGAACCTTCTATGGGGGATGTAGTACCTTTAAGGGGTCAAAGGGAGTACACTCCCAAAGTTGAGCTAAAATTTAAGAGATTAAGAAAGAATGACGCAGTTTATATCGCTAGTGCTTTGGAAGAATGGGATTTTTATCAATTAAGTAGGAAAGGTGTAAAAATAGCTAGAGGTTTACGTGGTCCAGATGTTGATGCTGACGGGAAGATTGTAACGAAGTATGACAGTAGCGGTAAAAAGAGTCAAGTTGTATCTCGTAAGGGGTATCGATTGTATATGCCGGAAGGGTTGTTCGATATCCATCTTGACTATATCGACTATATTCGTAAGAATGTCGATAAATACCTTATCCCTTCTGTACCTAAGAGGGATATCCGTATGAGTTGGGCTAGGGGTAAAGATGGGCAGTATCGTTATTATTCCAACTTGGAGCGTTGTACCTTCGATGGGGTATCGATTAATGCAACTATGGTGAAGAGCATCCCTGCCGCAATTTATATCTTAGAGGTTTTCATGGGTAAGAGGGGTTTTGATCCGATTGAGTTTGGTAAAAAGCAGAGGGAAGGTCAGTCGATTACTGATAATGAAGTAGTGAATAAGTCGACTACTTTATTTCCTTTCAAGAAGCCTTCTATTGGGAGTATCGTTATTCCTTATAAAAATGAAGTAGCAATGAAGTCGACTACTTCAAATGGTGAAGTAGCAAATAAGTCGACTACTTCGCCTACTGCTACTCAGCCTGAAGTAGCAATGAAGTCGACTACTTCGGTTGCTACCACGGTTCCTTACGTTTGTCCAGTCCAAAATGATATGTCGGAAGTGTTAGCCTTGCTGAAGGAAATCAACGCTAAGTTGGATGGGTTGTCTACTCCTGTTAAAGATTCTGTTAAGGGTTTGGTGACTAAGGTTACTGAAGCAGTTGAAGTGAGGGATAGAAGGTTCGATACTAGGATTGACTTGTTCAGTGGTGATGGTGAAATCACCGATGCTGAACGGTTCCTCTTGTTAATGTTTGAGCGTATTGATTATTTGAAGACTATGATGTCTGAGACTAAGGCGATTAAACAGTTTAAGTCCGAGATTGATGTTGTTGGTTCTGAGGGGTATAACTTGAAGCTGGCTTTCATGGCTTCTCGTTCTCGTAAGACTGAATCGAATGATGTTACGGAGTACAACATTCGTGACTATTACAAGTTTAGGTATAGAGTTGTGAATGGTCGTATTGTTCGCAATCCTGATGCCGATAAAAGGGGTAAACGGAGGTATAATATGTGAGTTGGGATGGGTTGTTAAGGGGGTTGAAGATTTTATTGAGTGTACTTCTAAAGTACGGTGTAAAGGGGGTTACTGAGGGGGTTAAAACAGTAGCCCCTTACATCTTTATTTTATATAAGTTCTTGATGTGGTTATAGTCTTTTGGGATGTTTTTATAAACTTTTTCAACCTTTTATAAAAGTCTTACGGAGTAGGAAAAAATTAGTCCTGAAAAGTAACAAAAGTTTGGATATTTTTTAACTTTTTATTGATATGAAACTATATTGGTTAGACCGTTGGAAGGGAGGTATTCCTATGTTATCCTTCAGCTTAAATAATAGGGCGCACGAGATGGTCGACTCGTTTACTTTCGTTTACCAAGAACACGTATCTAAGTACGGCGCAGATGTCGCAAATGAGATTTTGGTGACAAATCTGTATCGCGAGGGGTATATGGGCAGTCATGAGAGAGGTTCTAGGGTTATCCTTGAACCTGAGTATTTCGATAAGATGAAGGCTAGACGTTATTTGGTAGATACGGGTTCCGACCTCTTAGACAACGATAAAATTGACAGTTATACCCCGCTTCAGCCAGTTGATGATCAGTTTGAGGACTTGTTGGACGAGTTTTTTATGGAGCATTTGGAGAATGTTTTATTGGCATCGGGTGGGGTAATGGAGGAGTTATGTTTAGAGTACGGTTTCTCGCTTAGTACTTGCTTCAGGCGGCCTGAGTTGTTTTTCTATAAGTCCGAACCGTCGGTAAATCCAGTGGGGCGCAAACCTGTTGATAGGGTTAAGGTGTTCTTAGATGCTCTTGTTCGTCGGGGTATTGAGATTTCGGATATTAACCGAAGTAAGTTTGTTGAGTTGGTAAGTCGAATAAATAAAAAACTAGATGGTCTTTATGTATAATGGGGAGGAAGGTTGTATGCGTACTACTACAGTTCCGATGCAAAATCGAGAGTGGTTGCGTCATTTCGTAGACTTAAAGGTTACACGTTGCACAGTTTGTCTTATGAGTGTGGTTTGTCGCATATCACTTATATTTCTGTCGAGCGTGGGGGTAAACGCTCTGCCCGTCCTTGTACGGTAAAAACCTTAAAGACTGTTGCCGAAAAATTGGGTATTAAGTTGGATTTGTTCTATTATAAGACGGATGAGGATGGTAAGTTGGTTGATAAGTCGTCTATAACGGACATCTTCACTTTATTCTCGGTAAATGGATTCCGTCAGGCAATTCACTCTGAAGAGATGATTAAAGCCATCTTTAGTCCAGAGTTGGCTGATTATATAATTGAGAATGTGTTATTGGTCGAACAATGATAAACAGTATGGAGAGAGGGTTAGAAGCCCTCTCTTTTAATTTGTTCAGGGGTATTTTGACCTTAATAGTTATTGTTTTGTTACGTTTTTTATACCTATATTTTACTATACTGTTACTTGAACAACTTGACAACCTCCCTTACAATATAATTAAGGGTTAGTATGACCATCGGAAAGGGGGTTTTATTATGAGTTCTGAGTTGAATAAGAGTAAGGAAGAGTTGAAACCTTTAACTCAGCAACTCTACCTTTTTGCCGATGCGTACTATTTTGCTTCGGGGAGAGAACGTACTTATAAAGCCGCAGCGATAAAAGCAGGGGCTAACCCTAAATCTGCGCATACATTAGGGCATAGATGGGCTAACCTCCCTCAAGTAAGGGCTTATTGGAGGGAGTTAGATGAATCGATTGGAGCGCAGAGACGTGCGATGCATATGGCGGCTTTGAAGCGTTTGGAAGAGTTGGCTGAGGATGAAGAGCTTTCTAAGTCTGAACGTATAGCTGTTAACGATAAAATTATCGAGCGTACGGAGAGTGCGTTCGATATTATTGATGCTGGGGGTAAAGGTTCAACTTCTGATGAGAGTACTCGTCAAACCATAGCTCAAGTTTTATCCTCCATTCAGGCGTTGCTTGGTGGCGATGGCGATGACTGAGTTGTTGTCTAAACGTCAGTTGAAGACCATTGCAAGCATCCCGACAGCTAGGTTGGATATTCACTGTGGGCCTTATGGTTGTGGTAAGTCTTATGCAGTTGATGTGGGTCTTGGGTTGGCGTGTGCGATGTCCAAACCTCCTACTGATGGTTCAGTTATTATGTTGGTTGGTAAGACTGCACAGTCGGTAAAGACCAATATCGGTAACTCTCTTGCTTCTAAGTTTGGAAGTAATTTCAGGTATGACTCGGGTAAGAAGGACGGTTTTGCTAAAGATGCTGTCCTTTTTGGCCATTTAATCCGTATTGTAGGGTTGAATGATAACAATGCGGAGGAAAGACTTCGGGGTCTTAACGCCTATAAAATTATCGGTGATGAGGTATCCACTTGGAGTAAAGATAACTTCGATAAGGTTATGGGTCGCTTAAGGGGTCAAGCCCCTGAAGGTTGGGTTCGGGGGTTTGTTGGAACAACTAACCCCGACTCGCCCACACACTGGCTTTGGAAGACAATTCAAGAGTCTAACGATATTCGCTATATTAAGTGGACTGAGCATGACAATATCACTTCGGGTGCTAAAGAGCATTATGAAAGACTCCGTAATCGGTATCGTAATAATCCAGCTTATCTGAAGCGGTATGTGTTGGGCGAATGGGCAGCGGCAGAAGGTTTGGTCTATACCGAGTTTAGTGATAAGCATCACCTTCTTCCGTTTGCTGATGTTGCTAAGTTGATGCCGCACTTTACTCACTTCCTTATGGGGGTAGACTTTGGAACGACCAATCCTACTGCGATCCTCCTTATTGGGGTAACGGAAGCTGGAGAATATGTTGTTTGTCGTGAAGTCTATATGCGTAATGCGACCCTCTCAAAAGTTTGTAACGAGATAAGAAATCTCGTTATTGAGTTTAGTGGGCGTTTGAGGAAAATTTTTATAGACCCTGCAGCAAAGGTTCTAATTCAGGAGTTGAAAGATCAGGGAATGGTAAATATATACGGAGCCGATAACTCGGTAATGAATGGAATCAACTACGTTAAGGACTTGTTTAGTTCAGACAGGTTGTTCATCTCCGATACTTGTACCAATCTCCTAGATGAACTCTTAACCTACGCTTTCTCGGATAAGGAAGGGGTAAACGTAATTAAGACGAATGACCACGCTTGTGACGCCTTACGTTATGCCCTTTATAGCGTTAAGGGGGTGATTTGAGTGTACCGCAACCCTACCAATCGTAAGAATTCATTTCGTAATATTAGCCTGTTGACTGAGGACAATTTCGATATTGTCCCTGAAAATACCTTTATTTGGGATGGTGAGTTACCGTTCAAAGAGGGCGATACCTTCCCTACGGACTTTATCCGGGAACGGGCTAATTTGTTTAAGACAAATGAAGCCTTATATAAGTGTGAGGCATACGACCAGATTTTCGATACGATTGTAAACTTTAACGATTATATGCGTGACGCTGTGACAAATTACCCAATTTTGCGAGTTATTCCTACGCTTCCCGACTTTAGAATGGTTACGGATACTTGGGTTGATCTTTTATCGGCCAAATCTCCAAAGATTGATGGTCCAGATGCATCTAAAATAACGCAAGTATCGACTTTGTTGGGTGCATCTAACTTTGCAGTTGCCTTTCAATCGGCAGTTCGCGGTGCACTCGTTTTGTATGGTAATGCCGTATTCCGAATAGATCGCCAGCGTGGGGGTAACCCGAAGATTGTTGAAATGCCTATCAAGAACTGGATTCCTTTCGTGAATGAGAATGATATTACCACGATTGACGTTAACTGCTTCTTTAATATCTTTTGCCCGAAGCGGGGTTATGAGGTTGTAGAAGGTGTTGTCGCCACTGGGAAGGATTGGTTCTGTGAGTTCATCCTGTATCATGAGGATGGTAAGATTGAGAAGTATACTTTCCGATATTTGAAAGATTCTTGTAAATTGGGTGAGTTGCTCGATAGGGTTGAATCCCAAGCCTTCAATGGTTTGGGGGTATCACCTATCGTGGTCTTTACGGGTCAACGTATTGGGAACACCATTTATGGGGAAGAGCAGTTCAAAAAGTGGGAAGCTTCAATTGTTTCCTCTATGAAGGCGTTTGAAACTATTCTAGTCCTCTTGGAGCGTACTAAGGAGATTTATCGTGTTCTCCCTGAAGGGGCAACTCAACGGGATGAGAATACGGGCGTTACTTTCATGCAGCAGACTGGGGCAATTATGTATCGGGTAACCCAGGATGGAAAGGCTCCCGAGGTTAAGAGTGTAACGCCTTCAGTTTTGATGGATGAGGCTATTCAAGCTTATAAGGAGACAGTGGTTCGGGTATCTAGGGATACCGACCTGTCGTATACGTTATTTGATACGAAGGAACTTGGTCATCAGATGACGGGTAAAGCTCTTAAAACCGCAATGTATCGTACTGAGTTGAAGGCGAAGTCGTTGAGTACGTTAATCCAAAACTCTGCCAAGATGTTAGTTGTAAAACTTGCGCTGGCAGGGGGTATCGAGATTGATATGTCCGACTTCACCTTGACGGCTGAGAGTGGTTTCGTCAACGATATTGAAACGGTTACCGAAATCGTTCAAAAGCGTAATGGTGGAGCAAAGACTTTATCTCTGGAGGATTCAATTGCTATTCTCGATGATGTAACGATGGCGGAAGCTCAGGCTAGGGCAAGGCAGTTGAGGGGCGAACCTCCTATTGAACAGCCTTCTGTAAGTAACACGGATTCTGGAGAAGGGTCGGTAGTATCGGATGTGAATTTGACACATTCGTCAACGGTAGATATAAACCCTCCATCAGGGGGTAAAGGTGAACCTGTACGATTCTATCCGTTAGGGGGTGCAAACATCAATGGCAAAACTTAAGTCTATGTTCCAGCCTGTTGTTAAGCATCTTGATAAGTTTGGTGAACCTTCCGATTCTGATTATGAACTTATCAAGGAATTTTTGCCAATTGAAATTCCTAAGTCGGATATTTTTGTATATTCTATTAAACTCTGCGATAACCTTCTTGATCGGGAAGGTGAGTTCTTCTCGTTAAGGGCATTAGAGCAGTTGAAAGAGTTGTTTGTGGGAACCACGGGTATTTTTAATCATGAGTGGAAAAGTAACAATCAACACTCTCGTATCTATAAGACGGAGTTAATTACCGATGATTCTAAGAAAAATGAGAGTTTAGAACCTTATCGGTATATTGTCGGTTATGCCTACACTATTAACTCCGAGAAAAATAAGCAGTTGATCGAAGATGTGGGCGCAGGGATTCTGAAAGAGGTTAGTATCGGTTTCAAGCACGACCCGCCTACGATAGTCGAGTTACCCGATGGTCGTAAAGCGAGTCGTATTGATAACATTCAAGATGTGTATGAATGGTCGTTTGTCGCCGTTCCTGCACAGAGGTTCGCTGGGGTAGTCAAAAGTTTTAATCCTAATGGGGAGGTTGTGAAAATGGATTTGAAGGAAGCAGTAGCCAAGCTCAAATCCTTTTCGGGAGTGGATCAATCCGTAGTTGAAAGTATTTCGACTGCGATTGAAAACTTCCAAAAGGAATCCGCCAATCTCAAGTCTCTGGAGTCGAGAGTAAAGGCTCTTGAGAAGGAGGTTGAAGAGAAGGATATTCGTATTAAGCAGTTGGAGCAGGAAATTGTCGAGAATACTCTGGCTCATGCCATTGAAGATGTTCTCTCGGATTTCGAGTTGGTATCTGAAACGGCGGCTGAAATCGCTCGTCAGGTGGCTGAAAAGGAAATCTCTCTTGCCGAAGATGGTTCGGTAGTAGGGGTTGAGGAAGCCAAGGCGAAGCTGAAATCCGATTATTCGTTCTTGTTTAAGAATTTGGATAATGACGGAGGTGGGTGCGAGGGCGATGATAACGGTAATGGTGAATATGTATACGTCGCCACTAAGTCGCTCAGTGGAAATGCCGTTAAAAGGGGTATTGACTTCACTAAGACGTCCTCCGTAAACACTAAGTCGGCTAAAACCAATTCTGCAGTCAAACCGAGAGGTTTGTACATTAATTAAGGGGGTAATAGGTCATGGCAAATGCAGTTATTGCTACGGCAAATATGTACATGGATAAGGTGGTTATCACTCCTTATCTGTTGGCTAAGACGGCAATTCTTGCTGACCCGGCAAAGTTTCAATATTCGCTGTACGGCAAGAATACGTTGGTTCGTGAAGTTGTGGGTGGGGTAGCAGGAGCCTATAGACCGTCTACTGGTTTTTCGGGGTTTAATTCTGGTGGTTCGGTGACTTGGAGTCAGTTTACCGCTCCGCATGACCGTATGTTGCATGACCGTATCGATGCTATCGATGAGTTCAACTCGATCTTGCAAGGTATGACTCCTTCGGGGGTTGTGTTGAATCAGGCTACTTGGCGTAACTTTTCGGCTGAGTTGGATGCCACTACGATCTCCACGATCTTTAATGCTGTTCCGCCTCAAAACGTATTTGAAAACAATGCATCGGGGTATGAGGTCACTGCTGATAAGGTGTTCCAAACTCTGAACAACATCAAGAAAAACATCTTCGATGCAGGGTATGAAGATGCGGTTGCTGTCTTTGTTGATTCCGATACCTTCGCTAATATCCGTACTGCCATCTTCTCCAACTACGGTTTGGCGAACCCGGCTGTTTTGTCGGTGGTAGTTGGTGATCGTGAAGGTTTGGAAGTTAAGTTGGATGTCTATAAGTTCGATAACCTTCTGTTGATTCCTGTTCCGAAAAATCGTATGGTTTCGGATGTTATCCTTTATGATGGAACGACTGCGGGTCAGGAAGCTGGCGGTTGGGTTGCCGATCCTGAGGCTAAGGCAATCAATATTTTGGCTGTTCCGTTGGAAGCATCGGCTCTCTCCATTCGCCATGTTGTCGCTAACCTTGCAGTTCCGCTTGCGTTTGCTAATTTCAACTTCAGTCAAGTAAACGCCGCTTTAGCCGATATTTCTAAGATTTACGGAAATGCAGTTCAAATTGAGAATATCGGTATCAACCAATCGGGTGACCAGTTCGCCTTCATGAACCGTGTTCTCTATGGTGCAGTTGTATTCGACACTTGGAAAAAGACCATCTTTGCGGTAACTGAACCTGCCGCTTAATCTTGGTCGATACTGACGTAAAAGCCCGAGTTAATACTCGGGCTTAGCAGTATTAACTCTTTGTGTAAATCTAGGGAGGGAAAATATTATGCGTTTTGTGAGAGTAAGACACGGCGGTGTAAGTAAGTTCATTTCTGATACGGATATCGAGTCTTTGCAGCATGCAAAGCGTTCGGGTGGGGAAATCGAATTAACCGATGATGGCGATATTCGATACTACACCGAAGATGAAGTGAGCTATGCTCGGAAAGGTTCTAAGGTTTCTGCAGAGGAAATCTTTGGTGTTGCTTCGAAGGCTCAATCCACTAGAGGTCGTCGTGGGTCGACACCTACTACACCTACCATCCCCACTACTCCTGCAGGTGGAACGCCTTCCGAATAAGGAGGGGGTAATAGATGGCTTTAGAGTTGGTGGTCAATTACAATTCTTATGTAACTCTGGAGGAGGCAGATGAATATGTGCAAAGTCACTATTTGTCTACCTCTCCAGAGTATAAGGCTTGGTTCAATGATTCTCTCTCCCGAGAGGATAAAATCCGTTCCTTGATTGCCAGTGCTAGGGCGTTGAACAATTTGAGGTATAAAGGGAGAAAGAAAGTTCCGGGTCAAAAGTTGGCGTTCCCAAGGGTGTTTAACACCTTTCCGGGTCATCTGTACCTCCCTTTCGTATCACAATATATGGATTCCTCCCTCCTTGAGGGGGTAGGTGGAAGCGATGGTTTAGAGGCGGCAAAAGAGGCGCAGATTGTTAATTCTGTTGCGCATCTGACTTTAAGCCCGAATATTGTTACTTCTGTCACTGAAAGGACAGTTCAAGGTATTCTGTATAGTAAAGCAGGTTCTGCGGCAGAGTCCTATGAGTCCTCTTTAGATAGAAGTGGTAATTTGATGAAGGGGATTTACAACCAGGATAAGGTGTTCTACATCTTGAATGCATGGTTAACCGACTCTGTATTCACGTTGTAGGAGGGGGTAAAGATGGATATTTCTCGTTATCTCAATACTCCTGTAACGTGGCGTAAGTTCTTGGGTGATGACAATGATTTTAATGCACCTGAATATGCGGAGCCGGTAACTATCATGTGTCGGATTGATGATGGGGTAAAGTTTAAGGTGAGAGAGAATCAGCTTGAAGTGTTTAATGCTTACACCTACATGACGCTCGAAAAAATCTCACCTAGAGACCTCTTGGATGGTAATGTGGTTATAATCTCAAAGCCTATCTATAAATTAAACGGGTCTATATCGCACTATGAATCTGTTGTGGGTGAAGCTACCGAATTGTAGGTGAGTCAGATGCAGACTAAGGTGGACTTCAATTTTATTCTTGATGATTTATCCACTGTTAGTTTAAGGGATGCTTCTCGGAGAAGACGTTTGACGAGTCTCTCCGTAACGGCGATTCCTGATAATGATATATTTGAATTTCTGGCTCAACTTACCGAGGATGTGTTTGCTTTATCACAACAGTTGGTTCCTGTCGATACAGGTCGTTTGAAGGCTTCGGGGTATAGAAGGGCTTTGGGGTTTAATTTTGTTATTGGTTACAATACCGAGTATGCCGCATATGTGCATGAAATAATTGATAACTATCACGCCCCTCCAACCCAAGCTAAGTTCCTGCAAGATGCGTTTGTTAAGGTAATGAATGGGTTAATTGCAACCTACGGTGAAGCCATTATACCTGACTTTGATGTTCGTCTCGATATTAGCATTGAGAATGGGGTAAAGCTGATCATCATGCGTGATAGATCCGAGACGGGGTTAGCGGGGGTAACTTGGAGGAGGTTTTTAGGGTTATGAGTGTTTACTACACTTTATATAAAGCGATAAAGAGTTTGTGTCCTTCAAGTTATAGGGCTTCGTTCTCAACCTTGAAAAAGAACCATGAGAATGTCTATGGTATTTATTTTAAGGGAGGTGCACCTACTGGTAGGGTTCTAGATGATGGTTCGTATAAAGTACGAAGTGTGAATGTAATCTTTAACGTCAATGCTTCAAAGTCTCCAGATGGCGTACTGGAGGGGTATAAATTTTGTGAAGATGTGGTTCGTGCTTTGGAAACCACTGCAAACTATGAATATATTGATCCCGATACTGGTGATAGGGTCGTAATTATCAATGTCGTCGTTTTGGGTGATATAAACGCACTTGGTGTAAACAGCTTTGATATACCGTCTTTCTCTCTTAACTTTATTATTAACTACGCAGGGAGGTAATTGTTATGGCGGATATTTTCGTTCCAATCCCAAATATCGGATTTAAGGTTGCTATTTCCGAGTTTGGGGTAAATCCTACTGCAAATGATATCATCGGGGATATTCGTTCTATTACGGGGGTTAGGGTTACGGTAAACACTGTGGATGCTACCCCAATTGACTCCCAAGACGGGGTAACTCGTCCTGCTCCAACCACTAAAACTGTTGCACCGATGACAATAACACTGTTTAAGAAGAACAGTTCCTATCAGAGGATTGCGGACAAGATTTTAGGAAAGTCCGTAACTGATAGTCAGTTTTATTGTAGTCTGACTATTTTTTATCCAAAAGAGGTAGGCGCAACGGAGTCTGTTCCAGACTACACTTATGATGGTTTTATTAGCGAGTTGTCTTTTAGTGATGGTGAAGCTGAGCAAGTGCAGACGTTCAGCTTTGTATTCACGCCGATTGCTAAACCTAGAGTAGCTACACCAATTTCTGATCCAGCAGGATAATTTTAGCATCTAGTTTTATATTGGATGCTACTCCTAGAAAGGGTGACGGGAGTCACCCTACTTTTTTAGGGATAATTTTTTCTATTTTTAGAGTTGAAATAAGAGGTAGTGGTAAGTACATGAACCTAAGTACGGATGAATATTGGGGGTATAAACCATGAGCAAAACGACTAAACAAACGAGGTCAACTAAGGTAAGATCGGAGAAATCTTCTAATTCTACCCTTGATCGCGCACGTGAAGTCTTTCGCACCTTGAATCTCCGCTACACTATGAAGACTTTCCGCTTCTGTGCGGAGAATGGAATCGTCTTGGACGACTTGAGAGGTTTCACGCCTAAGAACCATCTCGATCTCGTTATGCTCGGAACGCCGAATATCGACCCTGAAGAGGCTGAGGCCGCAATCGAGAAGTTCCTCGCTGAGACGGATTTAGGTATGCCCGCACTTCATGCGCTTTGTTTGGAGGCAGCGAAAGCAGCAGGTTTTTTTATGAAGGAGAGCGACCTGAACATGGTGGGGGAGTTGATGAAGGACAAGGAGGACACCTTGTCACTGATTCTACCGATAATGTCGAGGGAAATTCAAGCAGTTCTCCCGATGTTGCAAGTATTTCTCCCTACGATCCTGCAGGGGTATCAAGTCCCTCAAGAGCAAGATCAAACCCAAGGCGAGAACTCCTAAAACAAATCAAGGACTCTTACCATCATTTACTCGGCATATGTATGTCAAACGGCATATCGTATGCTGATTTTCTATGTATGACGTTAAATGAGGTAAATAGTATTCTTGAAGCTAAGATTAAGGCTAGGGAACAGTCTATCAATGATAACCTGTTGGTCGCTTGGATTCAATCGGGTCTTATCTCTCAGGCTGTTTGGGGGAGTAAGGAGTTTCCTCAAGTGGCTCCTTCTGTTAAATTACGGGATCAATATGTTCCTAGGACGAAGGAAGAGGTTCTCGCTGACATCCTCCGTTTCAAGAAGGAAGTTCATAATGAGATGACTAAGATTGTAGGAGGTGTGAAAAATGGCGAGTAATCAAGATGAGGCTAGAGTTACCGTCAGTGGTAAGTCTGACGCTTATGACCGAGTATTGGGTAAGATTATAGAAAAGAATAAAGAGCTTTCCGCTGAGTTGAAGAAGTCTAAAGAGATTTAGAAAGTTTGAATCCTGTTTATGAAGAGTTAGCTAGGAGTGCCCAAAGTTATGCCGATGCCCTTCGGGGTATTCGACCTCTATCAAATATTCGTTCGATTAATAGTGGTGGTCTTAACGAAACCATTGGGTCAGGTGGTAAAAGCGGTGGAGGTTTACCCACTTTCGGTGGAGGTAGTTCTTCAAGTGGAAAACTTGATTCTAACTTATTTGATATTACAAGCAAGTTGAAAGACCTCATATCGGGAAACAGGTCTTTATCGGCTGTCGTCAATGTATTCGGTATGTTAGGTAACCTGGGGATGCGTTTGTTTAATAGGATGAATAATCTATTGTTTAGTTTCGATGAAGTCGAAACTATCCCGATATCTCTCCCTCCGTTACCGAATTTTCCTAACTTTGGTGGGAGGGGTCCATCGACAAGAAATCCTTTTACATTACCAACACCTGTTGTTACACCTGTTCCGGTTTCTAAGCCTGTTCAGGTTCCTATCTCTGTTCCGAATCCTATCCCTGTTCCGGTTCTTAGGCCTATTCAGGTTCCTATTTCTGTTCCGAATCCTATCCCTGTTCCGGTTCCTAGGCCTGTCCCGACTCCTATCCCTGTTCCGGTTCCTAGTCCAGTTCCGGTTCCTAGTCCAGTTCCGGTTCCTAGTCCAGTTCCGGTTCCTAGGCCTGTTCCGACTCCTACTCCTGTTCCAACTCCTAGGCCTACTCCGGTTCCTAAACCTACTCCGGTTCCTAGACCTACTCCGGTTCCTAGACCTACTCCGGTTCCTAGCCCAGCTCCGGCTCCTAAGCCTGCTCCGGCTCCTAAGCCTGCTCCGGCTCCTAGACGTGTTCCGATTCCTAGACGTGTTCCGATTCCTAGCCCTGCTGCGGCGATAACAGTTCTTGATGCGGTTGGAACGTTAGCTACCTTAATACCTTATGTAGGCCCAGCGGCAAGATTATTAATGGCCTCTAGAGTTGGGTTGACTGGGTTTAGGACGTTAAGTATTGGTTCAAAGTTAACAGGTTTAGGTTCTAAGGTTATAAATTGGGGTAAAGGTTTAATTGATGATGTTGGTCGTTTGTTGGGTGGGTCTAAAGTTGTCCCATCGTATGCTTCAGGGGGTTTTCACGTAAAGCCCCACTTGGGGGTGGTTGGTGACGTTAAAGAGGTAACAATACCCTTGAACAGCCCTGCATCCAAACCTGCATATGCAGGTATTGCGGATAATATTCTTAATGCAATGGGTAATGGTAGTTTTGCTTCTAGTGTATTTCATATCCATGTTGGAGAGGGTGCAAATATTATTGCAGATCAGTACAGTATTAAGAGATTCGCCCAATTGATTACGGATCAGGTGCAATACAACCTTCGTAATACAGGTGGGTTGACCTTCAATAGAAAATAAAGGAGGGGTAACTCTTATGCCTTTCATGATTGATGGGGTTGTAGTCCCTGCTCCAAGTTTAGGGAAATTGTATCAGTGGAATAGAGTTAGTATCTCCTTTAACGATATCTTTGCAAATTTTTGGGATTTGAATATTGCCCAGAAGGATAAGTTTATTTGGTCTTATCCTTATATTACGGCGGAAGATTTACAGGTAATTGAACAAATTATAAAACCAAAGATCAATGGTGTCGGATTTGGTAACCGATTCGATGTAACGTCATGGACACCTGATAGGGGGTTCGTGACGGTTCCATGTTACTTGGGAACACCGATTGATTATGAAGTACTGGCGTCAGATAACGGAGTTCCTAAAGTCTTGAAAGTTGAGTACCATTGGATTCAAATTCCAGGGGCGTTAGCTCCAATATTAGGGGGTGGAGGTAGTGGGTCAAGTTGAATGGTTGGGGTCTGAGATATTTAAGGCTGTATTGACCTTTGATAATGGGTTGGTTTATACATCCCGATCCGATTATAAAGACTGTGATGGTATCTTGTTGCAGTTGCAGGTTGATGAGTCGGAAGCGGCTACCTCTGGAAACCCTGTTGGTATTATGTCACCTAACTACTGTAATTTGACAATTTGGGATCTCCAGAATAGGTTGATTCCTACCAATACAAACAGCCCTTACTATGGTTATATGCGTAACGGGGTATTTGTGGAGTTATATATCTCTATTGATGGTGGAAACACTTGGCTGGATTATGGGAAGTATTATACTGAGAATTGGTCTGTAGTTATTGAAAATGGCGGGGCAAAAGCGGCGAGTATCACTTGTACGGATAAGTTGGCTTTTATCGGTAACCGAGAGATTCCTAAATTATCGGCCTATTCAGGGGTTGATGTAGTCGATCTCTTAAAGGAGATCTTCTCCGCTATTGGGGTATCGACGGATGAATATAATATTGACCCTTCGTTAGAAGATAAGGTCAGTATGTTAGTTTCTATCACTAAGGGTGATTTGCTTCGTGATGTGTTAAATACAATAGCACAGGCTTTGTTGGCTCGTATCACTATCGATCGATCGGGGGTAATTCAGGTAAAACCTGCATTCCCTAATATTGATGATTATGGGGAACTTAATTCTTTAAGGCTTCAGAATATGCAAATTGAGCATAACCAACTCTCTGTTTATAACAGGGTAACCTTGTCTTACAATGAAGTCGATAATAACCAACCTTCTTCTATTATCTATCAACAAAATAATGTTAGGCTTAATCCAGGCGAGAATAGACTAGATAATATAAGTATTCAGCAAAACATTCTGTCTATTGATGGAGTGTATATTGATTTAGATGCTACTGCTGAGTCGTATATCGACCAGATCGAGGTTCTTGATTATTCAGCTAGTCAAAATGGTATCAATATCACGGTGGTAAGTAATCTTACGGAGCCAGTTTATGTGAGTGTAACGGTTGAAGGTCGAATTGCAGGTTTGACAAACTCTTTTGTGGAAAGTGAAGTTAAAGACACGGATGTCAAGGTTTCGAATACTTTGGCGATTGAATCTTTTGTTATTCAAGATAGAAATGTTGCTCAAACCTATGTCAATGAGGTAGCGAAGTATTTAGGTAATATGCAGCAAGAGGTTGTTGTATCTGGAGCGTTAAGCCCTCTTATCACGACTGGGGTATATATTACTATAAATACAGGAGAATCGAGTTTCGATGGTCGATATCTTGTAACTAAGTTCAGTATGAGTGTTGCTTTTTCTAGGGTTAATGTTACGCTCACTATGGTTAAGATGAGGGGTGCTTAATCATGGCGACGGATACAATTCGTTGGAATACCGAAAATTTTATCGGTAAATTTGATAATAGATGGGTTGTGGTGAATGGTAGTATAACTAATGGTGTTCTTACTTTGAACGGTGGTGGGAGTGCTACTTTGACTTTAGTGGAAGAAGTTAATGTGGAGTTTAAGTATTATAGACTTCATACGGTATTTGAGTCTGAGGGTTTATCTTTGGTCAATAACTACCGAAACAAGCCTACAATTTTTATTCAGGAGGTTTATAAAGATTCTAATAATGTACCGTATAAGACCAGAGTTCGATCTTTGGGGTTCAACACAACTTTTAAGGATTCTAATAATAGGTATACGGATGATACAGTTCTTACGACTCTCGACCGTAAGATGTTTCAGTTGAAGATTGTTATTAAAAATGAGTTGAGTGATCCGCTAACCATTTATAGTTTTGAGATGTTTCAATCGCAGGATATTTCTGATTCTCAAGTTATGAAGATTGTTAACACCCTTCAAAAAGAGGGTGAGGCTGAACATATGAAAATATATCGTAATGAAGATGGTTCGATAAACGGGCTAGGGGTATTCATCCCAGGTTCAACTCTAGAAATCAAGTTCCGACCTGCTTATTTCGAAGGTCGAATTATAGCTATTGATACTAACTTTGGTCAAACGGTGGGTATAAGTAATATAATTGGGCAAATAGACTTGGGAACTTCGAGTACCTTATAAAATTTGGAGTTAGAATTTTAACGACCATTATTCTATTTGTTGAGGTGAGTCTAATGACGGAAAATATTCCTAATACTGAGGAGTTAAATACTTTTAACGATCCTGAGTGGTGGGCAGATTTCTTCTTGGGGGTAATTCTTGGGCATATAGCGCAGGGGCAGTATGAAGTAAGAACGTCGGAAGAATGAGTGGGTGATGGTCTTGAGTACACTCTTTAGAAGAGATGACGCTCTTGTATTGGGGATTATATTAAGTAGGTTCTTTCACCCGCCTTTTTCAAAAGGAGATTATAATTTCACTATCGGGTTTCCTTGGGGTTTTGTTTTTGGAGGGTTGCCTTCCACTGGTGCAGGTGGGGGTATTAGGGGGGATAATGGTAAGCCTATACCTTCTGATGGAACTCCTTTTAGTGAAAGTTATCCCTCCCTATCGGGGTATGGAGCTAGTCAGGAAGCCCCAGGTAAGGGATTCCAAGATGGTAAGTTCGGTATTGGTGGTGGATATAGTACTCCAATCTCTACTATTTCCTGTGGTGGGGGTTCAGGTTGGTTTGGCGGGGGTTCAGGTTATATCGGTGCTGGTGGAGGTGGCGGATCGGGGTATGTAAATACTATCGATTCTTATAAGCCTGTTGGTTATAATCCTCCTGATATACAATTTTTCGCCTTACCCGGAAGTGTTGAGTACCGAATGGGGGTAAATGAAGGTCACGGATATTGTTTAATTAACGGGATTATTAGGTTCGATTATACTGGAAAAGTACAGACTTACACCGTACCTGTTGATGGTATTTACACTATTGAATGTTATGGGGCGCAGGGCGGAGGACTTAATCGTCTTGGTGATAAGTATAGTGGGGGTAAAGGGGGTTATGCAAAGGGAGAATTCTATTTTAAAGCAGGAACTGTGCTTTATATTTATGTCGGTGAAGAAGGAAGACAAACTAATGGTCTTTATGCTTGGAACGGAGGAGGAGCTGGTCTCGGTGGTGCGTTCAGCGGTGGAGGTGCTACAGATGTTCGTTGGTCTGGAGAAGAGGGTTCGCTCGTTTGGATGAATAACCTCTACGATAGATTCATAGTGGCTGGTGGTGGAGGTGGTGTTGGGTTTTTAGGACCTAGTAATCTAAATCACCCGTTACCGCCGAATATCTCTCCAAACGGGGAGCCTTATGAAAAGGAAATAAAGACTCAGCCAACGTTATTTGTTATTAGTGATTTGACTATTTGTACGGTTAGCATGGACTATAAGTGTTCTTTAGATTTAAGTCCTTCTGATTATATAACAGTAAAGCTCTATGTGGATGATGTTTTAGTTGGAACGTATCAAAAGAATCCTCGCCCAGGGGGTGGATTGGATGAATTTGCTTTTGACTTTTCGGATTGGTTACCTCCAAATACACCACCTTATTGGGCAAAGATTTATGCAGAGGTTGAAACTAATATTCCTTTGATTATACCACCTAGTGGGTTACGTATTCAGGTTTCTACAAAAACCAGACCTAACGATGTTATTCCCGAGGATAAACCTGTCCTTCAACTTACTAGGGAGTTTTTTAAGATCGAAAATTTGAACATTTTAGATGTTTTGGATATTTTGTTAGAACACAAAGATGAGCCAGTGGATGATGTTGATAATATTGTGGATATCGTCACGGTTGAAGAGGTTTACTACTCGGAATCGGTGGGGGTATTCACATCGGACATTGTGGATGACTTAAGTGTTGTCGATTATGTTACTTTCACTAAAGTTAATGTTTTAAGGTATGATTCTTTTGAATCTTCTATTCGGTTAGAAGATGTACTTCTGATTGAAGGAGGAGGTCAAAATCTTGATACTCTGTTAGAGGAGTTGGGTTTGCGTGATGTCTATGCGATTGATTTAAGAGATAGGGAATCAAATTCTTTTGATTCTACAAATCAAATCGAAGATTTTTATATACTAGATACTGTTGGTATCAAGGATCACGAAGAGTTAGATTCTCTCACTGTGAATGATGAGTTTGATTATGACTTAGATTAGGAGGGGTAAGTATGTCAAAGGATCTTAACCTTGCGGACAGGGGAACAAAGATTGAAGGTTTTGTGGTAATTGAGTTGGAGAATAAAAAGACTGGAAATCGTCAGGTTCATAGGTTTAATACTGTTACGAACATTGGTAAGTTGCTGTTCATGGCAACTGGACCTTCTTTGCATTTGTTGCATCCCACTCAAATTGATCGGGGTCTGCTTCATTTAAGTGCACCTTTGGCGTACCCCGATTCAAGGTATACTATGCGTATTGGTAATATTGATTCAGCATGGACTTTGTATCTTATCAATTCCGATGAAGAGTTAACTGTTGATTCTAAGTTTTTACCTTTGTATACTCCTAATCTCCAAATTGATCCTAATAAATTAGTAGGATATGCGTCTTTTAGACGTACACCTACAACTGCTAAAGAAGGCGTTATTGATAGGGTTAAGGGTAGTCATCTGGTTGATGACTTTGTACAGATTCAGAGGTATAAGTTTGATACGACTCAGGCTAATGGAACCTTCAATAAGGTTTGCTTCGGTTTAGGGGTAATCACGAACCCTGGAAATGGTTTTTCGTTATCCAAAGGTATATTCCCGACCGATATATCTCCGTTTGGGGGTATTGATAGTTTAGAGAATGCTTATATGCGACCGGGAGTTACTGGTTTTACAGCCGATAATGAGATTCTCGTTTCTACAGCAGCGAAGTCAACCACACCTACTGCAAATGCAGTATTTAATTTGGAGACAGGTGAATTTACTTTATTGGATACTACCGACCCGAGATACGGAGCACCGCTTGGGGATGCGAATATACCACAGGTGTTCTATGGTAACCATTTGTACTTTATTCGTTCTGGTTCTCTTTATCGGTTTGATGTTACTAATAAGTCTGTATCGTCTGCTTTGGCTAGCGACCTTTATGGTGTATTGTTTGCGGAAGGAGATAAACTGTTTTATTACAGGTCTGGTCAATATATTGATTGTTACAATATGACAACCTTATCTAATGAATCGGCTTCCAGAATTTATTTAGGTAGTCAAACTTTCACTACAAACTTTTTTTATGACACTTCCCCTTCTTACGTCATGCGTAATGCGATAGTTGGTCGAGATAGTGATGGTAATTATATGATTGTCCCTGGTGGAGGTTTATACGGACCGAGGCGCTCGTTTGTTTGTTCGGATATAAGAAATATTGAGGCGACAGTGTTACGGTATAGACCTGGAGCACGTTCTGCATCAGAGTATCTCGTAAACGGGGTAAAGTACAATATTTGGGCAGATATTTGGTCTGTTATGGGTTATACTCAAATATCGGGGTTCTCTGAGGTTGCGGGTAATAGAGCGGCAGGTTTGAAGTTCTCTAAGGATTGGATGGGTAATTTAGTTTCTTTTGTTAACTTGGCTAATCCTATTACTAAAACCGATCAAGATGTGTTGTATATCAGCTACGGTTATCGTTATTTGTAATATGAGGGGGTATCGAAAAATTTGGTTATTGTTTAGGGAGAATTTTTCAATTTTAGGATAGTAAAATGAATTTGGTGGTAAAAATACAGGGAAATCTTGAACGAAGGTTAATGTTAATCAATTGTCAACAATGATTCCTCTAAGGAGAAAGGTTAAAGGACGTAGAGTATGGATAGATGGACTAAGTCTATCCTACCTGCGTCCTTTTCTCTACCTTCTTCCCCTCGCTCAATTATCCCACTTCAGAGTAAATTTGTCTACTGGTAACTTCTACCTCGAGTTGAATTTATATTGATTACGAGACAATTTGTATACCGATCAAAAACGGAAGGAGGCATTCTTATGTGGAAGAGGTTTTGGGATGGTTTGAACATCCGTAAGTTTATGTCTCTATTTTTTAGTCTTTTGTTTGCAGTTGTAATCATGGTGGTTTTGGTTTGGGCGACTAAAGAAGCGGATCGGGAGTTAATCATGTGGATAGTTGCGCCTGTATCGACCATTTTGAACCTCTGCGTAGGTTATTATTTTGGTTATACAAATGGGCAAAAAACGCCTATTGACAAAAAAGACAATCGGTAAAGGTGTGATAGAATGAAGGGCGTCGATTTTGCAGGCTCCAAGTTAACTTCTCAATTAGCCGACAAACTTCTCGCCAACGGTGTTCAGTTTGTGGGTCGCTATTTAGGCAAGCAAGAGTGGAAGTCCCTCACCCCTTCTGAGGTTGCGGTTGCTAAGGAGAAGGGTTTGTACCTGATGTCAATCTATCAAGATGGTAAGTCCTCCGTCCTTGGGGGTTACGTGGTTGGCGTTAAGCAAGCCACGGAAGCTTTTATGAAGGCGCAGTCTCTAGGTCAACCGTATGGTTCAGCTATCTATTTTGCGGTGGACTTCGATGTAACGCAAGATTTTCAGTATGACACGATTGAGCAGTTTCTTAAAGGTGTTAAAGCTGTCCTCAAGGGAAAGTATCTCGTTGGTGTCTATGGGGAGTACAGTGTGATTGAGGAGATGGCAAAGCGTAAAGCCGCAGATTGTTATTGGCAGACCTATGCGTGGTCTGGGGGTAAACGCTCCACCCATGCGAATGTGTACCAGTATAAGAATGACGTTCCCTTTGTAGGTATCGTGGTCGACCATAACGAGTCGTATGGGAATGAGGGGTTCTGGCTCGGACCTGCTAAAAATGAGAATGAAGGAGTAAGTGATGCCGATATGAAGCGAATCGAAAATTTGGAAGCTAAGGTAAAAGAGTTGGAGTCTAAGTTGTTGGAACACACTAAAATTCAAGATTGTCCTTCTTGGTTGAAGGAGGATATGAAGTTGGCGCAAGAGTTAGGTATCGTTTCTGACCCAACCGGAACCCTCGATTTTCATCGAGGGGTAGCTGTAGGGATGAGAATCTATAAAGAGTTGGTTAAAAGGTTAGATGGGGGTAACTGTTGTTATTGTAAGTTAGATTAAAGAGATATAGAGGTGAGCACCTATGTTAGATCAGGTAACTGTCAACGATGTTATAGTAGCGACAATGGCCGTGGCGGGGGTAATACTCGCTTTCCTCAATATCAAGGAGAAGCTCGGGCTAGGGAAAACGGGAAAGAGGGTCGAAGCGGTGGAAAAGGAAGTTGCGGAGTTGAAAAGGGAGATTTCGGAGATTAAGCAAAATCAAGAAAGTGCTAGAAAGGAGAATGGGCTTATCATGGAAGCCCTTCTAGCCTTAGTTCCTAACGACCATCCTGTAAGAGAGAAATTGATTCAGCATCTTTCCTATCGTAATGGGTAAGTTGTTTATACCGAGAGGAAGAGCTACTGCGAGTGAGCAGTAGCTTTTGTGTTTATGGGGGTATCGCGAGTATTTTATATTTTACGAGTTGAAGGTTGAGGCAGTGGTAAGCATGTGAACGGCTTTTAACGGTCAAATCGCCCCTATTGCTGTGTGCTTCGCTACACAGCTTATGCGGTATCGGGGTAAACTTGCCAGTCCAAGTAAAATTTTCTTCCTATCTCGTCAAGGGGTATAAAGAGTTAATACCTAGTGAGCAACTGGAGTCCTTTTGTTATTCACTAGGTATTATCTAGGTAATCGCTAGGAGGGGGTATATCGTGCTAACCTTGACTGCACCCATCGACCGAGTTGAAAAATTCCTTTATAACAGTTCTAAGTATCTTTCTGTTGAGCGTGTGAAAAATTTTGAAGGTAATATCTATGGTGGTGACACCTTATTAACGGTCACTCACCGGAATAAGGATTTAGACAACTCAATGGTGAGATCCGAATTTCACTTTGATAAGAAAGGTCGCCTTCGTTTAGTGAGGTCTAAAGCCACGATAAGAGGTAAAGAGTATGTTTGCGAGACTCCGTTAGATTTGAGTTGGACTCAACGGTTAGCTGATAAGTTGTCGGGGGTATTGAAGAGGTAAGGGGGATAATTCATTTGGAAGGTGTAGCAAACCGTGTTTTACTCACTGTTGAAAAATTATTCTCTAGTCCGAGTTTCAATAAAGAGTTGGAAGAGTTAATTCAGTTGCACTTGAAGACACTCCATAAGGAGGGGTATCGGGATGAAGATTAACTGGTGGAAGGTGTTAGTTTTAGTTTGTGTTAGTTTTACTTTGTTTTGTGTTTCTGTTTCTCTTGTACTTCAGTTATTATCGGGAAGTTAGGGAGAAGGTGCAGTATATTGAGAATAAAGGGTGGGAGCACTTCAATACGGAGTATGGTTCGTTTATAGATTATTTGCAGAACGAGTTGAAGAAAAACGAGGAGTTGTTGAATAGGGGAAAGTAAGTTTTATTAAATTTTAGGAGT